ACCTTTTATCTTTTCCTTCAGCCTCTCGTAGTAAATCCTTTAGTGTAACTCTATCTTCTGTTGCTATAGAAGGAAATAACTTTATTAATGTCTTAGCTGCAATGCCTTTTACTCCCGGTACATTATCTCCTTTATCTCCTACTATAATTTTATGTGTGAGAAAATTATGTGGAGGTAATCCATATTCCTGTTTTACAAGCTTGGGAGTATAAATCATCTTCTTTATTGGTGAGAATACAGAAATTTTATCTGTAACAAGCTGTAGATAGTCCTGGTCTGTGGATAAAATATACACCTGTTCTTTAAATTGCTTTGCAAGATACCCGATAACATCGTCGGCTTCTATTTTATCTATTACAACTAAATCAACCGGGAGACACTTAAGATAGGTAATCAGACGTACAATCTGAGTAGTTATTGATTCAGATTCCTCTTCTTGGTCGTCAAAAGCATCCCATTTTGAAATTTTCGTAATGTGACGGTTCGCTTTATACTCGGGATAGAGGTATCTTTTATTAGTAGACCCTCCCTGTCCGTCAAAGACAAGAATAACTCTTGTTGGCTGTAATTGCTTAATAGCAGAACCAACAGACTTAAGGAAGCCGCCAAGGCCGCCAATGTGACTACCTGATGGGTTTATATGTCCGATAGCTGCAAAGCTACGGAGGAAGGTATTTAAGGAATCGACAATTAGGACTCTACTATTTTTATGTAGATGGATTGGTCCCTGTTTCTCCATCTGTTCGAACATCTTTCTGTAGTCCATTCTTCTTTTGTTTTGCAATCGGATTGGCCAGTCTATCGGCTATCCTTTCACGGATTATTCGAACGTCGTTCTCTGTAGGAGTATAACCGTTCATTAATTCTACAGGTACCCCATCCCAGGATATAAGATAATTCTGAACATTAAAACCTCTTGTGATACACTCGTTGTAAAGATCGATGTAGCGTTCTTTTAGATAACCCAATTTGTTATAAAAAAACGATACATGACCTTTACCGAGTGAGAATTGGGTAGGTATATTTTTAAGATTACACCTACCCTTAGCTACTACGTTTGGTATACGTTTTAGCTCTCTATGTTCAGCAATTAAATGCTTATTGCTAAGCTCTTTGGGTGGAATACCCACATTAATTCTCGTCATAACTTTTATTTCTCTAAAGATACGATTACTCCTCTGTAGGATCAAAAACATCTTTATTTTCTTCGTCCGTCTCGATTATTACATCGAAATCAGTACTTCCGAGAGTCTTTAACCAATCCTTAGAGTATTGCTTCTTGTAAGCATCAATTGCCTGCTTGGTATCGTCGATAAATCCGTGAGCGGTCATAATTACCCTACCGGTAGACGTAACGTCGTTAACGTGATTCTTATCGCAGCTAACTTTAGTACGTTTGGCAAACTCTACATCCTTTCCGTTTTTAGTTGCTTTAATTTTATTAGTACCTGAGTTGGTTACATTACCGAAAGTAATAATCAAAGACGCATCGAAGTACATAGTATCCCCGCCCTTATTTTTCATTTTAGGTTGGGCCATAATGTTCTCGGCTTTAGCAACCCAGATCTTATTTACTGCAAGCATAGTATTGGTATAAGGTTGACTCTGCTTACGTAAAAGTACGATCTTCTGGTTAATAAAGTTACCAAACTGCTGTGACATAGCACCTGCGTTCCATTCGTTGTTATTCTTATTAGACTCTACGGATAACCTGGATGGAATTGATCCTACAGAATCCCAAAGGAAAAGTAGATCGTAAGGTAGATTACCTCTTTTCTGCTCGTCTAAAAGATCGGCAATAAATGCCGCTACATCTTCAATAGTATTAAGTCTTTCTCTATCGACATAGATAAAGAAACCTTTGTAGTCTGCTATCTCTCCGTCTTCGTTAGGAATATCTTCAAACTCTAATCCCATTTGCTTGGCATGTTCCCAATTCCATTTCATCTCAGTAATAATGAATACAGGTAAGATACCCATCTTCTGAGCACTAACAGCAGCTTCTAGAAGTGCAGTAGTCTTACCTGTATCTGAATGTCCTCGAAGCAATGTAATATGGCCAATAGGTACACCTGGGATAGATAAACAACTCTGAAAAGCAGGTGATAGGGGAATCCATCTTTGCTCTTTCATCTTTATCGAAGTACTGGATAAATTCTTAGACTCGATAAATTTTTCTAAATTAAACGTACCTTTAACGGCACTCGCTATACTTTCGTTAAGCGAGGCTTTACCTGATTTTGCCATACTTATTACTTAAATAGTTCGTCGAATTCTTCGTCAATACTTGGTTTAGCTTTCGGAGTGTTTAAAGAAAGCGAAGCTGGTTTAGCGGCCGGTGTTTCAGTTGCTTTGGGAGCTATAGGCTCGTCGGTGCTTTCTTCGGGGTTAAGCCAACTCAACAAAGACTCTTTCATTTCATCATAAGAATATTTCTTAAAGATAGAAAGTACATCGGGCTGGTTGTTCAACCACTTTTCTACTTCTGTAGCATCTTCTGATAACGGAGTGGTTTTAGTACGAACACGTACTTTAGATTGATTGAACGAAGTTCCATTAGTTTCAGGACCGGTAGTTTCAATAGTAATATCACGTCCTTGAATAACATCAGTATAATCGCCAACGTCTGGATCGTCAGCAAGACTTAACAATTCAGCATAGATCTGCTTACCGAATTCCCAAAGACGAACACCTTTCTCTTCTTCGCCGCGAACAATTACCGGTGTAAATACTCGCATCTTCGGTTCAAGTTTACGAGACATCATCCAGTTTTCTTTGTCGCCAGTGGTTGCAAGTTGCTTGGCAAACTCAACAATAGGATCTTTCTCTCCAAAATTAACAAGAGAGATCATAGTACGGTTACCGATTCCGTAGTGAACCAATACTTCTTTAAAAGGATTTGATTTGTCCCATACTGCAGGTACAATACGTACTGAATGTTTACCTATTGTAGGTTTCCAAAGAATGAGAGACATATCTCTCTTTTGACCGCCTTGCTTTTGACTCTGCAAGGCATTTAGTTTAGACTTAATTGCGCTTAAATCCATACCCATAACTTATAGTTTTTAGTTTAAAAATTACGTTAATAAAGAAATGTAAGGAAATATCCTCAAACTAGCAACTTATACAGTAACTATTTTGTAAATCTTTGTGGAAAGTTTCTTCAAATCGTCTCCTTGAGAAAGAAGAACGGTGTTTCTGTAGTCCGGCCAATTAATCCGGAAAGATATGTCTAGAACCCCTTCGTTTAAGCTCTTAATTAATAAATTAAGGCTATTAATAGTGTATAGGGTATTGGTCTCTTTCTTTCTATGTAAGAGAATTGTATTAGATAGTACTTTTGTTGTACTTCCTTGAATTTCAATGTTGTATGTACACAAGAATTCTTCTGATTCAGAAGACTCTAAGACAAAGATCTTCCCGTACATGATTGAGTATTCACTCTGAATCACGTCTAGTGTATCTTCGAGTTTGTCCTTAGGAGAAAAAGTGCAAAATAACTTATTTTTCAACTGCTCTTGTGTTAATTCAATATGTGCCATAATAAATATCCGTAATTTGTTCTAAAAGTTGTAGTTATCTCCCTTTTTCGCTTTTACTCTATACCCGTCTTCCTCCAGTACGTTTTTAATCTGCGCTAAAAAGCCTTTTCCGTCTTCTGCTGAAAAATCTACTAAAACAGAATCGTAGACTATTAGTACAACCTTGCTTTTCTTACTTTTAAACAGTTCTTTTAATTTTACTAGCTTTTTTACGTTGTTTACTGTCTCCAAACACTGGACATAGTAGTTGAAAAGCTTTTGTGGATTGGCATTCTCTATTTTAATCTTTCTTCCGTTCGGTAAAAGCAGGTATTTTTGTCTTTTGTACTCGGCCCAAGCTGCTTGTATCAATTCGTCTATATGATCAAAAAGCTCAATATGTTTATACTCGGGTTCAACTCCGTTATATAACTGTCTAAACGTTATTTTCTTAGATTCCTGATACTCTTCGGGTGTTAATTCTTCTTTACCGAAATACTGCTTACCTAAAACTGTGTGAATCGACTCGTTTGATGGTATTTCCAGACCGAGCATATTTGCAATCAACCTAACATGGTATCCATCAAAGTCAAACTCAATAAAAATATCGTTTTCCGGTACAAAAGCCTCACGTGAATGGTTTTCTTTATTAAAGGCAAGGAAATTTATACCGTTAAAGGCATTAGTAGGTCGAGAAGTTATGTTATAAAGGTTATAGCTTGTGTAGATTTTATTATTCTTCATAGATCTAGCCTTCCATGTAGGTTCAAAGAACTTATCAAATACCCGTGGATCTGTTGTTAGACCCTGTTCTTCTACCCATTTATAAGCTTCTACGAAATTATTTTGCCATTCCAGGTTACTCTCTTTACCAATATACTTCTTTACGGATTCAAACATGCATTCACACTTTTCGTAATGCTTGGAAATCGGAACAAAAGTATTTACTTCTTCTGAATACTTAAATTTGTTATGAAAATCGAGATGGACAGGTGTATAACACTGAATGTCTTTAATCTCACCGTCTGTATCTAGTACTGTAAAGTAAACGTCAATGGCTTGCGGTATGTGTAAGAAGTAAGAATGCCACTTCTTATCTAGAAGGTAAATTTTTTCAATATCAAATAAGAAGAGTTGAACGTCTTCTAGACTTAGTGAGAAGGCTTCTGAATGGTTAATTGGAATGATATACCCTTTCTGAAAGTCGTTATAGTAAAGTACGCAAGGGGAAGTAAGAAGGGGGTGAGTTTCTTCTGAAAGTGTTACTAGATCGATAAAGCATTTATCTACTTTAGGTAACTGTGCTAACTGTTCTTTAGTCTAGACAATA